AAGCAAGCTCGCCCTATAACTTTGTGTAAACAGAGTTAAGGTAGGGGGGTATCAAAAACCAAGGGTTCTCTCCCGCCTCTCCCTCTGAATGTTTCACGTGAAACTACTAGCGTGAAACGAAACTTTACGTTAGAATAATTTTATGAACAAATTGCCTCCTGAGTTACACGTAGTCAACGGATCAAAGGGAATGAACCAAGGCGTTGACATTCCTAAGTCCATAAAGTGCCGTATTCCAAAAGCTGAATGGTTAGATAATCCTGACGCATGGGATCGCTCTACATTTATTGCTGAAACCGCTGATTTTTTGTATAAGGTTTACGGGATTGGCTCAGATCAAGATAAGCACACGCTGGCATATTTAGCCGAACAAATTGACACCTATATTGAGTGCAAAAAGACCCTAGCAAAAACGCCCGTGGTTACTAAGTTCAACAATGGCAAAACTATTGGACCAAACCCTTATTTGACGGTAAGGCAAAATACGCTCAAGACCATTATTCAATTAATGAACGAGCTAGGGCTAACCCCTAGAAGCCGCCTTAGTGACGGCGCTCAAGAAGAAGACAGCCCAGTATCGAAATTCCTGAGAGGTCCTAAAGGGTGAATCATCAAGACGGCGTTCTTTACGCCAGTCAAGTAGCGAAAGGTGAGATTAATGTTTGCGCTAATGTTCGATTAGCTTGCCAGCGTTTTCTCGACCAGATTGAGCGCAAGGACTGGGAATGGTATTTTGATGCAGATTACGTAGAACACGTTTTATCGTTTGCGGAATCGCTAAAGCACACCAAAGGTCCACAGGCGGGAGAGTCGATTGTCCTTGAGCCGTTCCAAATCCTACTGATCTGCGCCATATATGGATTCCGTAGCAAAAAAGACCATTCGCACCGTATGGTGTCAGACGTTATTGTGTTCATTCCCCGTAAAGCGGGAAAGTCTACGCTGACTGCTGTAATCGCTCTATATGAGCTTATTTGCGGAGAGGCGGGCGCTGAGGTATTCACACTAGCAACCAGCCGTGAACAAGCTTCTATTGTGTTTGATGCGGCTTTAGGGTTTGTAGAGAATATGCCGTCAGACCTACAAAAGCTGTTTAATGTATCAAAATACCAAATACGCAAGGCTGGAGATAGCCAGTCGATGTTTAAGGCGCTCAGTCGAGATACCAAAAAGACGGGTGACGGTAAAAACCCCTCATGCGCCATTATTGACGAGGCGGCACAGATCACAGACCGTAACTCTATCGAGGTTCTGCACTCAGGCATGGTCGCACGTCAAAACCCTTTACGCATCTATATTACGACAGCATCCTTTACCAAGGACACCAAGTTCTATGAAGATATGCAAATGGTCGAAAATATGTTGCACGGCACAGCTACGGATAACCCCCGCTGGTTTGGACTGCTGTATGGCTTAGACTTGCAAGATGACTGGAAAGACCCAGCAACATGGGCTAAAGCTAACCCAATGCACGGTATAAGTGTATTTGACAGCGCCATTCACCAACGTGCTGAGGAGGCTAAGAACAAGCCCGCCGCTTTAAATGAGTTTTTGTGCAAGACCTTAAACGTATACGTCAGCGCCAATTCTGCATGGCTAGACCGTCAATACTGGGATGCGCCTGAGTGCCGAATCACAGAAGAACGTGAACCCGAAGCTGTTTTCATCGGTTTCGATTTAGCGTCAACCCGTGACTTGAACGCTGTTTGCACTCTAAAGCGATTCGGCGAAACTGATTATGAGGCAAAGTGGAAATTTTTTCTACCCGAAGAAGGGCTTGAGTTTGTGCCGAAACACTATCTAAGCATCTTTGACGAAGCTAGGAAAAGCGGAATACTGCATTTAACCCAAGGCAACGTAATTGATGATCGGGAAGTTAGTGATTACATTATTAGCGAATCCACAAAGTACCCCATGCTCAAAGAGGCTGGGTATGATGCCTATAATGCGGCAAGCGTGGTGGCTCGGTGTTACGAGGTCGGCGTTCCCGTTAAAAAGGTCGGACAAGGCATGGCGGTATTGAACAATCCTTCCAAGCAAGTGGAGAAGCTGATACTCAATAAGCAAATTAAACATGATGGCAACCCTTTTGTTAGTTGGCAACTAGGAAACGCTGAATGTTATGAGGATGTTAACGGAAATATTAAGATCAGAAAGAACGAGGCTGACAAATCTGCCAAGGTCGATGGCATAATTGCCATGATTATCGCTATGCACTGTTCTTTAGATCATCCTTTCGTCAGTTCTAGCTATGGATTTAGAAGTTTTTAGTGTAATATGCCCTTAATACGGGGGGAATCATGGCGCTATTAGACATTTTTAGAGGAAAACAAGGTAAAAATGAGGTGAAAACCACCGAATCTAATACCATGTTCGGACAAACCCAGCTTGGTAATAATGTTGTTTACCAAGGTCAAGCGGGCAAACAGACTGTATCCCAACAGCTTTTATACGTAACAACGAGTAGCGTTACTGCCGCTGGCAGACCCGTTGATATGTCTATGCTTTCCCGCAATAGCACGGTTATGGCTTGCGTAGGGGTTAAAGCTAGGACATTAGCACAGCTTCCTAAGTGCGTAATGTATAAAACTGAGAATGGCGAGTTTGTTGAAGCGCTTAAAGCCCCAAAAATCAATGCACGGGACAAAACAAGGGCAAGGCAAGTAGAAAGCCTACTGTATAACCCTAATAACTTCCAATCTAGCTACGAATTTTGGTATCAATGGTCTATGTGGCAAGACTTAGCGGGCGAAACCTTTACCCTATGGTGGAGAGAGAACACAAAAGACCCTAATCAGATGCCGATTGAGATGTATAACTTAGATTCGTCATTAATGACTTGCCAGCTTACCCCAAGCCGCTATCCTAAGTATGTTCTCAGCACCCCAAGCTACGGATTTAACAAAGATGAACCCTTAGCGGCATATCAGGTCATGCACATTATGGAAGCCGCTTGGCAAGGCTCGGCTGGTTTCAACAAAGGCATACTGGCTACTGAATTAGTAGCGTTAGATCAAGATATTGACCTATATGCAAACTTTATTATGCAAAACGGGGCTAAACCGTCAGGACTATTTACTACTGATACCGTAATCCCTGATGCTAAATACAAGGAAGTAGCGGCAAGGCTAAAAGAGGCTTGGTCAGCTATGGTAGGCACACGGACAACCGATTTGTCTAAGGCTGGACAGGGTATGTTGCTAGATCAGGGCATGAAATACACTCCGATTGATATGCTAACCCTTCAAGATGCCGATTGCGCCGCTTTAAAAGAGCAAACCATGAAACGTATTTGTGGATTGTTTGGTGTCCCGCCGCAAATGGTAGCGGTTGGCGAAGGCAAGTTTAATAATACGCAAACCATGCTTGATGAGTTCCATAAAACTACTATGTATCCTATGGTCATCAATATTGAGCAAAAACTAAACCAGCATTTGCTCAAAGGCTACCCAAATCTGTGCGTAAGGTTTGATACTAAAGAGTTCCTAAAGGGTGCGGCTCTTGACCAGATGAATTTTTCTACGGCTGGCGTAAGCGGCGGTATTATGACCCCTAACGAAGCCCGTGTTTATTTAAATATGCCAAAGATTGACGGCGGGGATGAATTGGGTGCAAAATCAAAACCACAAGAACCAATTGCTGGATCAAGTCCTCAAGATACTGGGGGAGGCGGCGGCAATCAAACCAAAAAAATGAACATAGGCGCAAATTAATGTTACTTTTTGATAAACTTGCTTTATACTTCTTGCGAAAGCAAGTAAAAACAAACGACATTAAGCTACCCGTTGCTACAAAGGGTGCAAGCCCAAAAATACAAGATATGCGTGAAGATATTTCAATAGGGGCTATTAATGAAGAATCTAAATCTAGTTTGCGAAGCACGACTCAGCGTAAACCAAGGGCTAAACGAAGCGTCAGCACCAAGCGGAAAGATTGAAGCTAAGGTAACGACTTGGGGCGCTAGAGAAGGCGCAGATGGTCGCAAATTTAACTATCAGCCCGAAGGTTTTATGGATTGGGCAAAAGAATTTGCAGACACAGGCAAACCTTTGCCTATGTTCTTAAATCATAACGATATGGGTATGCCAATCGGTGAATGGCATGAGTTTGCCTTTGAAGATGACGGCATGAGCGCTAATGGACGTTTGTTTTTAAACACAAGCGGCGGGCGTGACATATACAACGTATTAAAAGAATCACCAGATTTGTTCGGCGGCGTGTCAGTAGGCGCATACGCTGAAGAATATCAATTCGTTGCCGAAGATGGCACACCAATGGAGGATCCAACAGAAGATGGATATTTTCAAATTACCAAAGGCGGTTTACGGGAAGTGTCAGTCGTTATGCACCCTAATAATCAGCAAGCTGAAATCAATTCTCTTGAGTGTTTTCAAGACGGACAAATAAACCCAAGACAAGTCGAAAAACTTCTGCGTGAAGCTGGAGTTGACCGTAAAGATGCGACCACCGCATCTTCAATCTTCAAAAAGATACTGGAACAACGTGATGTTGCACCAGCAATCGTTGAGGATGCCCCGAAGCAGAGTGATTCTGATGCGGTGGTAACCGAAGCTGATACTATTCTCAAAGCCCTAGAGGAAAGAGAATTGTTGAAAGCTATTTCTAAGCGCATTAAATAAGGAAACTATCATGTCAGAGCAAATCATTGCAAAGTTAGATGAGATGGAAGCAAATCAATCCGTCAAAATCGAAGAAGTAAAAACTTCAGTAGAAACTTCTGTAAACGAAAAGATTGAAGCTGTTAAAACCGAAACTCAAGAGAAGCTGGCTGTAATCGAAGCCCGTTTAGCTGAAATCGGCTCTACTCCAACTGTCAAGACTTATAAATCAGTAGGTCAAGAAGTTAACCGTATGGTTAAAGAGCAAATCCGTGATTTCTACAAATCGGGTAACCGTGTAGAAAAAGAAATCAAGATGTTCGAAAGCGAAAGTCAGTATGACGCTTACATGAAGGAAGCATCTGCATTAACAGGCTCAGGCGCAGGCGTTGGTGGTCGTACAGCTTACGATCCAGTATTTACTGCATTGCGTTTGTTAAACCCAATGCGTGGCGTGTCACGTCAAGTAGCTACTGATGGCTCAACCTATCAGTTTCGTGCTAAAACTGGCAACCAAGGTGCGGCATGGGGTTATGCAATCAATAACAACAACGCTGGCACAACCGTTGACACAAATATTTGGCAGTTAACTCTCCAAGACCTAAACGTTCAATTTCCAATCCGCACAGCGGCTCTTGACGATATTGACGGCTTAGAAGCTAACGTTGTTTCCGATATGTTGGCTGAATTTAGCCAAGCAGAAGCATTGTCTATGATCCAAAATAACGATCAGACAGCTTACGTTGACTTTGACACTCCAGCTTACGGCGGCACAAACGGCTTGCGTGGTTTAAATCAGTACGGCGGTGCGGCGGCTGTTTATAAAGGCGGCGCAATTAGCGGTGCTGGGTATGGCAATAGCGGTACTGGCTCATCTAGCGGTTTGTCAGATATTGCTACGTATGACCAGTTAACTACTAACGGTGATGGCACAACTGCTGGACAGCTAACTAACAAAGTAGTCTTCCAAGACATCGTTAATTTTGTTTACAGCTTGCCACAGCAGTATTGGACACCAACTGCAAAAATTATTGTTAACCCAATCATGCTTGCCGCTATTCGTGGCTTAGTAGATGACAACGGTACACCAGTATTTGAGCGTATGGGTCCTTTAGAAGTAGACGGCATTGTTGGTCGTATGCTCGGCTTTGATGTTGTAGTCAATAAGTATCTTGACACACCAACTTATGCTGGCGTTGCAAGCAAGCTTAACCTATTCCCGATGTATTTTGGTGACTTCCAAAAAGGTCACACAATCGTGGATCGTTTGAACATGATCTTGCGCCGTTACGATCAGACAGCTCCTGGCTTCATTACTTTCTACGGCGAGAAGCGTCTATGCACCAGCGTAGTCGATCCATTCTCAATCATCCGTTATCGCTCAACAGCAACTGCTGGAGATTGATAGAAGTGGGGGAGAAATCCCCCGCTTTTTTAACTTTTTTTGGAATTTAAAATGACCACAAATCTATTACTTGAAGCAGTAAAAACTGCCATGCTTGAGGGCAAGGCTACAGTAAATTTAAACGAAGCCAGCGCACTCACAGGCTCAGGTAGTGGTGTTGGTGGTCGTGTTATATACGATGATGCCTTTGCGGCGTTGCGTATGGCTAACCCAATCCGTATGGCGGGCGCAAGAGTAATTCCTACAATCGGCTCAGATGAGGCTTTTGTAGTAAAACAGGGTAACGCTACACTTATTCAAAGCGGCTCAGATAATCCTTGGGGTTATGGAATTAAAACTAATTTAGGTAACGAATCTGTTGCTTTTTGGCAACTCCCAGTTCGATCAATTAACGCAACCGTGCCTGTAAGAACAGCCGTGTTGTCAGACGTTAATTTGCTTAACGAAACAATCGTTTTAGACATGGCATTAGAGTTTGCGCAACAAGAGGCGCTTTCTATGATGTTTAACAACGATCAAACTGGTTCTACAACAGTTAACTATGGCGCAACAAGCGGCTTGCGTGGCTTAAACCAATACGCTGGCTCGACTTCTGCCGCCGCCTTTGGCTCTAATGGCTCTGCTATCACAAACGGCCTACACACGGTTTTACAAGTAGCTCAAGCCGCCAATACAGCAGTTGTTTATGATGATCTTGCTAATTTAATGGGAGCTTTACCAGCACAATATAAGCGTAAGCCTACAACTTGCTGGATGATGCACCCAAGCACAGTTATGGCGTTGCGTAAATTAAAAGCCTCGACTTCTGCCAATAACTTCCTTGAGGTCGGCGATTCTGACGGCGGTGCGGTAGTGTATATCTTTGGTCATCCAGTTTGCGAAAACCCTTATATGGATGTAACGGGCGCTGGTAAGTATCCCGTTTATCTTGCTGAATGGGAACGTTTTGTATCTATTGCTGATAATGAATTAATGAATATTCAACTACTTGAGCAAACTCAGGCTGGCTTTATTACATTCTTTGGCGAAAAGCGTGTAGCCTCAACCATTCGTGACGTGTTTGCGGGTGTTCGTTTAGTTGGTCCAGCTTAATAAGGTTACATAATGCCTAATGGAATCGTTGAGTTACAAGGGTATTCGGCTAGTAGCCGTAACCCTTATAGTTATGAAAAGATAGAGCAAGTAACCCGTGACGTTTCAACGGCATGGCTTACTCTTGAAGAAATTACTCAACAGCTTAATTTAGACGGTGACGAAAGCCAAGACAGCTACCTAACGGGGCTGGAAGTGGCTACCCGTATGGCTATTGAAGATTTTTTGGGTATGTCTATTTTTGCTACTCAATATCGAGTTTATTACGGCAACGCAACAAATATTAATACGCAAGCTTATTTAGATTTGCCCGAAGCTAGTCAGGGGTCGGCTGGAGTAACGGTTAATGCTGTAAGTTATTACAATTCAGCCATTCCCCCAGTATTAACGGCGCTTGATCCAACGTCTTATTATTACGACCCTACTGGCAACAAAATAATCGTGCAGGCGTTTCCCTCAGAAGTTAATAACTTTATGAGTAACCCATTAGTGGTTCTGTATACGTCTAATGCCAGCGTTTACGCAACATATCCAGTAATTAAACAGGCTGGGCTATTAATGCTTACGCACCTTTATAACAATCGCTCCGATACAACGGTAGAATCTCTTAAAAAGCTACCTTTTGGCGTAGAACAATTACTCAGACCTTATAAACCGTTGGTGATGTAATGGGCATAGTTCGCTACGAGAAAGTAGTCATGAACAACGTAGTTAACGGGATTGACACGTTGGGGCAATATACAACCACTCAAACAGTTTGGTTTAATACCCGTGCGCACGTTAAAGACGTTAGAAACAGCTTGCGTATAGCAGAGCGTTACAGGGTTTATACGGATTTAGTAAGCTTGACTTTCCAATATACCCCTAATATGAAGCTGGTAGTAGATAATCAGCAAGATTACAGCGTTACATGGCGGGACTATGACTGGCGCATTACGGACGTATTTGAATCGGATGACCGAATGAAAATTACGCTTTTATGTTACCGAAATGACCCAACTGTGCCAGTATGAGTACCCAACAAAGTCCAGTCGTTTATGCACATTGCATCCAGTATCAATTGGCAAGCATTGTTACGCCTACTCCAGTCTATGCGCTGTTTAACCGTATATATGCAGAACAGCCACAGTTCTTAACTTGGCAATTGCGTAATGTGCATCAAGATGTATACACAGGACAGACGCAATCCAATAAAGGCATTGACAGACCTATTTTCCAAATCAGCGTTTTTGCTCAAGAAATGGGAGATTGTTTCAATTTGGCAAACAGTATATTACAATCGCTACATGGCTACTCAGGAATGTTCGGTAACCCCGCAACAGACGGTTTTTTTGTAGCTAAAGCGGATGTGATGTGGCAATACAATAGTTACGACAATGAATTAGGCTTGCATCAAGTGTTTATGGATTGCACTCTTGATGTACCAACATAAGACACGATTTACTAACTTTTCTTTGAATGAGGTTTAAAAATGGCTCTTATTAATAAGGTACTTCCAGGGTACGTTGCAACACTATGGGCGCAAGATGACGTTAATCCTGTTCCATTAACTGATGCTGAATTAAGCACTTGGGATGATGTTAATGACATTATTGGCACTTCTGCTGGCGGCGTAGGAACTGCAGGAATTCAAGTTCCAGTAGAGGCTATTCCAGCTTTTGGTGCGGACGATGCTTCCGCAACCTATGGTGTGGCTGGCGCAAGAACAGGCGCTAAGATCACCACTCAAAACCAAGTTACTAGCTTGAGCATCACTTCTGCGTGGAATCCAGCAGACCCAGCACAGCTATTAATTCGTGATGACGGCTACAACGGCACTATTATTCGCACCTATGTTATCGCTGTTTATGACGGCACAGATACCGTAGCCTATGCGTTTAACGCCCGTGTCGGCGGCTTGCAATGGGATATGTCACCATCTGCTGAGGGCAAATACACATTTGTATTGCACCCAGTAGGCGGCAACTCATACGGTTGGTCAAACAACGCTTAAACGGAAAGCCCCTTCGGGGGCTTTTTGACTACATGACAATACAAAACAACTCAGACGAATTATTTGCGTATTTAGTAAGCCAAGAAAGCACAGGCTCTAAAATGTGGTTCGGGTTTAAGCAACAAAGGATTATGGGTATTTATTTAGCTTGCGAAATAGCTAAACATCATGCCGACAAGTTAACCCCCGAAGAATGCGCCGACTTTGCTTTTAGGCTCAATAATGCAATTTATGAAAAGCTAGCAGTTAAGGCAAGCTAATGGGCATTGACGTAAACGAGCGAGGCGGCTCAAGCAAAAAATACGACTATCTCAAATACCAATGGCAAACCAGCGGGTTTGACGGGCTTGAGGAAGTCTTAATACAGCTTGGCAAAGACTTTGGCTACGGCGAGTCTACCAAGCGGGTGCTTGTGCCAGCCCTTAAAGAAGCTATGCGCCCAGCGCTTACTACGGCTAGAGCTAACATTGCCGCTGGACCATTTAACCCCGAAAACGTTACAACACCACATATGCTGGATACGCTCAGGCTCAACGCCCGTATGCCGTCAGGGAAAGACAAAAAATCAGCTTATATACAACAAAATGACGTTGCTATGGCAATGGTATCAGTAAGAACAGACGATAGAGGTATGTCACAAGAGTTTGGAAACGCTAGAACACCAGCGCAACCTTTCCTACGTAGGGCGCTAGAATCATCGGCTATGGCTTGCGTAGACCAACTGGAAATGATACTTGGCAGACGTATAGCCGAATATCGTTCAAAACAAGAGAAATCACAAAAGGATAAAACAATATCATGAGCTTTGCACAATCATTAAAAATCAATCAAGATCAAATCCGCATCCGTTCTTTTGAGTTTAACGGGCAAGTTTTAAGGGTCAGAGTGCCTTTAACGGCTGAGGCTGACGCACTTTACGAAAAGATGAAAGCCCCTTCTGAGGAGCTTGTGGCACAAAAATATAAAGAATTAAGCACCCCGCTGTTAGAAAAGCGGGCAGAGCTAGAAAAGGCTGATAGCGAAATCCAGTATAAAAAAGACGATATTGTGCTTGCTGGCACGTCTATTAAAGCCTTGGCGCAATCCCAAGCCGAGGGCGAAACCCGAATCCTTGAAACATTTAAGTTCCTAGTTCCAGCAGACGGGCGGGACATGACCACTTTAACGTATGAGGAAATCTGTGAAGACTTGCCATTGCCAATCCAGCTTGAGCTAGTAAAAAAGATTTCTGAGGTTATCAGCACAGGCTACGAGGAAATCAGAAAAAACTCATAGGCTCCGTGCGCCTTCAAACGAGGGCTTACATGACAGCGCATGGGGCTGATCCTGACAAAGTAGACGAGGAAACGTTTAGGCAGATTTGCGTAATGTATTCGGATGGGGTTATTGGCAACAATAAGATAATTGAAACGCTAGGCAGTTTGACTGCGGGCGTATACAATTACATGAGGTCAAGTAGTTCCCAAGCCTATACTTTACGGAATATAATTGACACGGCTTACGAGTATATTTACCCGCCACACGACACGACACAATCCGTAAACGAGCGCTTACTAACGTATGTCAGTCAGGCGAAAGGGTTTAAACCCAGTAGATTTAAGGTGAAATAATGGCTCAGAGCATCCTTGCTAGACTTGGCGTAGTAATGACGGTGGACTCAGCAGAGTTCAAAAAGGGCTTGGATGAAGCCACGATTAAATCCCGTGCATTCCAAAACGAGCTAAAACGTCAAAACAAAGAATCAGCCCAGTTCGGCAAGGAAGCCGCCGCTGTATTAGGCAAGGTGGCTACTGTTGCCGCTATTGCTGGGGCGGCTATTCTCAAGGCTTTTTCTTACGCAGATCAGATTAAAGATACAGCAGACAGCTTAGATATTACCGTTGGCTCTCTTATTCGTATGCAGTCGGCAATTAAAGCGGCTGGCGGCGAAGCTGAGAAGATGGGGGCTCTGTTAAATAAGTTAACCGTTAATCAAGACAAAGCCTCAGAAGGCGCAGACAATGTTCGTGATGCTTTTAAACGTTTAGGAATTGCTGGCGGCGAAGTTGATAACTTAGCCCCCGATAAATTGTTTGAGCGTGTCGCATACCAGTTATCGCAAATAGAAAAGCCAGCAGAACGAAACGCTTTGGCGTTTGAGATTCTTGGAAAAGCCGCTAGAGGCGTAAACTGGAAAGCATATTGGGAAGGGTACGGAAGCGGCAAAACTGTTTCTGAGGAAGTGTCGGCGGCTATTGAGGCGGGCGCTACTGCGTGGGATAACCTTAAAGCGGCTGGAACAACAGCGTTGCAAGCCATTCTTGTGCTGGCTAAACCGTTAGCAGATTTTATTAATAAGATCGCATCGGTAGTTAGCGACCCCCGCCGTGACACTTCTAGCGACACGTTTAATCGTGCAAAAAAGAGCCTTGAAGATGACCCTGAGTATATGAAAGCTGGGTTAAAAGCACGGCTAGCAATGATCCAAGCCAAGCAACAAGAAATAATGGTAACGGATCAGCTTAACAAAAAAGAAGGCGAAGGCACTAAGCCAGCGGCGGGAACGGCTAAAGGATATAAAAAAGCAAGCCAAAAGGAAACTGGGCTGGCTGGAGAATTAGCCGCTTTACGTGAATCGTTTAAGATTAGAGTAGAACAACTTAGCACAGTAAGTCAACAGATTGCCCGTGAAACAGAATTAATGGGATTAAGTGAATCTGACGCTGAAATTAAAAAAATTCGTTATGCGCTTGAGGATGAAAACCTCAAGATGCAACTTGACCTAAAAAAACAAATAGCCATTGAAGAAACTAAAGGCACAGACGAAGCCCGTAAAAAAATAGATGTTTTAAAACAGCAAGCAGATGCGTATGGATTTATGACGCAACTAGCTGGCGATGCGGCTGAGAAAGAATTGCGCATTAAAGAAGAAAAGATTAGAACTCAACAAATTCTTACTAACGTAGAAAAAGACGGATTAAATCAATTAGTAGACAATTTCCAAGTGTTAGGTCAGCAATCTAAAGCGGCGTTTGCGGCATGGAAAGCGTTTAGTATTGTCAACGCTATTATTGATACCTACACGGGCGCACAAAAAGCCTTTACGTCTTTAGCTGGAATCCCAATCATCGGACCAGCGCTGGGTGCGGCGGCGGCGGGCGTGGCTATTGCGGCGGGTATGATGCGGGTCAATATGATTCGTAACCAGCAATATCAAGGTCGTGAAAAGGGTGGATCAGTTACAGCCAATACCCCATACATTGTGGGTGAGCGTGGACCTGAG